GCCTTCAAATTAGACCCCGTTGCACGATTATATTTTGCACGGCCTTTCGCGGTCAATCCCGCCCCTCTTGACACGGACTGCTTTTCTCCTCTACCAACTGAGAGGCTGACGGACTTCTTAGCCATTAAGCACCCATCCAAGTGTTGATCATGCCGCTCTCGCGGCTTGTAGTAATCGTGCGGGGACGCTCGCGGTATTCGCGGTGCGCCACGGGATACGCAAACGTGACAGCGATGGCATCGGCAGCGTCAGGCGATGCAAGGCCACGCGCCTTCATGTCTTTCTTCGACTCCAGCAGGATAGAGCCAGAGGAATTAATTTTCTGTTTTGGTCCTGTCAGGTCAGCCTTTAACTGCCTATCATTGGGTAGCGCAGCGTCTTTCAGCCACGACTTCATTTCGCCCCACAACTCTGCACGCTTGTTCTGCCACATAGCCGGGGTCTTGGACTTCCATCCGAAGTTAACGCCACGCACTACCTTATAACGCTGCTCTTTCAAGCGATCAAGGATGCCGTAGCCTAGTCCGCCTTCGTCGAGGACGACGAGTGTGGGTTGGTACTCTTCAATCGCGTCGATAACTCGGCCAACAATCTCCATCGTGTCTTCTCCTTTGAAGCGCTTGATGGCGATGATGTCACGGCCCTGTCGGACTGCGATAACCGTCGAGTCCGCTCCACTTCGCGCCGGATCGACTCCGATAACTCGTGGCGCTGTCTCGTCCTTATACCTGTTACGAGCCATGGCCTGATCCACAAGGCTAGGCGGTATAAATTGGTCGTCACCTTCTGACGGAAACTCTCCATAGACTTCCACCTTGGCTTGCGGTGAGTCGATGCCGTATTCGTCGATGATCTGTTGATACACCGACTTATCGGTTTCTTCAACGGTGCGAGCGTCAATGTTGCGGGTGTTCCAGAACGCACGCTTAGAGTGGAACGCCTCGAAGAAGTATCCCTCGTTACGACGGGGGTTGCTAAACGACAGCCAGAAACGGTGCGGGGTGTTTTCCGTAAAAAAGCCTGCCGTCACCGACCAGATGGGGTCAGGGATACCGCTCGCTTCGTCGAAGATCACCATAACGCCATCGAAGTTGTGGACACCGGCATACGAGTCGGGGTTCTCTTCGGACCACAGGCGACCCTCAACAGACCAGTAACGCGTACCTTTTTTAAGGTCACGTTCAACGAGTTCGGCGAGCCATTTAGCAGGCATCACGCGGGTGGCGCTAATCTCAAACCAATGCGAGTTGATGAGGAGCGCTGCCCACTTAGTAATTTCTGCCCATGTGATTGAGCGTAACTGCGCTTCCGAGTTAGCCGACACAATGGTCGTCGAGCCTATGCGGGTACTCAGCATCCAGAGGATAAGCCACGACACCAGCGCAGACTTACCGATACCGCGACCCGAAGCCGTTGCCATACGCAGGACTTCGTAGGATGTTGCGGTCTTATTCTTCGCTACGTGTCCGGCGATGTCGCGCAGGATTTCTCGCTGCCACTTACGCGGACCCTTGAAGTGTTCGAGTGGCGTACCTTTCTGGCCCCAAGGAAAAGCGAGTAGCACGAAGGCCTCTGGGTCGTCCTTAATAACGGGCGACCAGAGTTTGCTCATCAGCAACTCTTCTTCTTCTGGGCTATAGATCGGCTGTTGCATTAGTAGTTTTCTTCACCCGGAAGCGGTGCGCTCATCGAGCCACGAATAAAGTTCAGCAACGACTGGTTCTTTTTGTCGGTGGCTATTTTTTTAAAGTTTTCAGTGTCGGAAGCATATTCGCCGCTCGTTTCCCAACGAGTTCGGCCAGTACCAATCCAAGCCCTAGAAAATGGAATACCTAACCGTTTAGACACCTTGGCCTTGTCGTGTATAGCGGCAATCACAGAAGCGGCTGACGGGCCATAATCTCTGGCGTATTGGTTGTAGATCGCCATTGACTCAGGGTCATTGACGTTAAATTCATTAGTTCCCAAATTTTCTCTGCCCTCTTTAAGAAGCATGGCAGTGACAATTTCAGGGGTTATGTTTTCTGCAACGCCGGGAACCTTGTTGCGAATGGCATCGCCAATAGCCGTTGAGTAAAGGCGGACCTCTTCCATATTGAACTTTTTAGGAAGCGTCTCTAGTTTTCCGCGACGACGGTCGTACCGATAACCCTTAACTTCTAATGGGGTGTTGTGACGAAGCAACGAGTCGGCGAAAGTAAATTTCTGCCCACCAAGCCCGTAATCACGTTTAGCGGTTTGTGTGGGCCAGTTAATGTATGGCGATTTCGCCAACGCATTAACGTCTTCTTTAGGCTCGGAACCGAAGAACGCCGCCAATCTATTCAACATTGACATGTTGTTTGCCCTCCGGTGCGTACTGTATCGCAGCGGGTTGCTCATGCGCTAATTGATCCGGTGTAGCGTCATATACGCGGCCCGCCAAGACGCGAGATTCTGCCTCTTGCAGCGCGGCGACAATACTAATTTGCGATTTGATATCGACTTGGACTTGCTGCTTGGCCACCCAACCATGAAGGTTTTGGAGCAGGGCAAGCGCCGCTTTGGTGTCCCCATTAATCGCGCCTTCTCGCAAGGCCGACGCTGCCTCAACCTCAGAGTCCGCACGACCTTTACCCTCGGCGACCGCAGCCGCGTTATCTAACTGGCAGAGTCTACGGTACTCAACGGGCAACAACCCAGCCGCAAAGGCCAAGGCGTCACCCTTTAGCCCGAGTTTGGCGGCATCGTAAATCTTTTGCAGAACCTCCGGCGATGCCTTCAGTTCACGAGGCGCAAAAGGAATGGACTTAAAGGATTCTGTTACGAGGTTCATACCGGAACTCTTTGCCAGAACAGGCGGGAACGTCAGACATCCAACCGTGGTGGGTGGCATGGGCACACCAGACCTTCTCAGCAACCCTAGTCACTTGAGCAGCCCAGAAGCAAGAGCGGCATACCAGAGACTTGGCAGCAAACTCTGCCCACTCCAACTCCGACATACGTATCGACATAAGCGGACTGTAACAGAAGGTTTGGCAAGGAAGGAAGAGCAAGAGCAAATTGGGCTACGCCCAACCAGTCTGCTCTGGCGAGCAGCAACGTGCAGGGTGATCCTGCCGGGAGGCCGCGATCTCCAACGTCCGTGGAGCCTGTGTGCCGAGGCGGAAGCGTCTAGGGATACGTTTAGTGCCTTAGATGGTGCATCCCTTGCGGGCTGCTTCAGTTACCTCTCGGTCGCTACCAGCGCATCTGGTCAGACGTTGCAAAAGGAATGTTAGCAGAGTTTAAAAAAAATAAAAAAGTTTTTGTGAGGGCATCGTAATCGTGACCGGCCAACGCCATGCCCTACCCCCCCTGTTGTTTTGCCACAACACCCTGTTGTGCGTGTACCACAAGCCTGGATGCGAATGGTTAGCGTTAGCGTAAGCAAATGATTTGCAGTTACTCGATGTTGCGTAGATGCAACACGTTGCGTAAATGCAACATGGTCATGACTTGTTGTTTTTTTGCCACGGATCGTGTTGGTTGAGCAACGGGACACGATAGGTCATTTAGGTCATGTCCTTTTAGTCGCTACAAATCCATCATCAAATTGAGTAAGAGTCTAATGACCTATTCTGTCCTTTTTCACCATTTCGCTAAACGCATCAGCAACTTGCAAGCGTTTCGGATGTTGTCCTTTTCTATGTCTATTCACTACATAAAAGACACTTTTACCCTGTAGATACGTTGCAGAATTGCACAGCATCAGGGCATCTATCTATCTGTAAATAAATCGTTGACAGGCTATTGGCATAGGCGTATAAAGGAATCGTTGACAGATAACTACCAGGTAACAGCAATGCAAAAGCCTACCGCTAACGAATTGTTGACAGCCATTAAGTCTGGCAAGACGTTATACATCCAGACAGCAACGCATATCACACCGATTACGTTAAAGACTGTCACAGCGTTTGAGCGTGTAGGTATGCCAATCCTCAAGGATGGCAAAGATGGTCATTTATATATGGCACAAGGTCGTCGATACGTTGACTGCCACTATGCCACGTTAATCGTTCGCTAACTAACACGGAGCAAACAGCAATGAGCAAGAAATTCACGATTATGGTTGCAGTCGAATTTGACGGCATTGACGCTGATGACGTTGACGCGCAAAACATTCTCTTTCAGAAAGTCAACATCGCAACCGAAGACCTCTATCACGGTTTGCAGCAAATGCTACCGGCTCACATCCGCGACCTCGTAGAAGTCAGCGTTAAAGAGTAACTGTGCGAATCCACAAAAAAGATCGCGTAAATCTGTGAGGGAATAGCAATGCCATCAGCCACATTTGTATATCACGGTGCAAACAAGACGATGACGGCAAGCCTTATGCCGTCCCGTATCTTTACCGTTGTCTACGGTATTTCGCCTAACAGCACACAAGAAGAAGTTATTTTTAAAGGTAACGTGTCGCAAGAAATGATTGTCAAGATTCTGCCGACTGCTACCGCGAAAGGCTTCACCTCGGTTCGCGTCACTCACCCGTAACGGAGCAAACAGTTATGACACAAGATTGGATGATTTCAGAAATCGCACCCGAAGTGGTGCGGATGCTCAAGGCGGGTAACGGCCTCAACTTCTCGGAGCAATCGCGCATAGACATAGCCATTGGCCTGGCTTTTGAGAAAGCCATGAGCCGCTTACCAATGGACGACGCCTCAGACCTTTACTGTGACATTGACGAAAACTACAACCTTTATGTTGCCGCTATTCAGGAGATGTCCAAATGACTCGTTTCTTAAACTCTCTCGTTTTCGTAGGCTTCAGCGTCGCTCTAGCCTCTATCGTTCTAGACGACTTCCGGCTCGGTGCGTTTAGCATCTGCGTTGCAGGTCTCGCCGCCCTTATCGACTACTGCCGCAACTAATAACCAAACACGGAGCAAACAATCATGGGTTACACAATCAACGACACCGACAGCCGCCACAACGGTTGGACTAACTACGCTACGTGGCGCGTCAATCTGGAGATCTTCGACGGGTTCGACCCCTCTGACTATTTCTCAGGCTTTGACGCTGACGATATCGACGCATTGGCTGATGGCCTGTCTGACTACGCCGACCAAGTGTTGTTTGAGTGCGCTACCGTTGAAGGGTTAGCCGCTGACTATGCTCGCGCTTTCCTGTCTGATGTTAACTGGCGAGAGATTGCCGAACACATGGTCGCTGACATCCGTTCGGAGGCCGCATGAACGCCCACACTCCCGCCCCTTGGTACGCTCTAGCCGAAGGCGTAACAGATGCCGCAATCGGTTACCGCGCAATTATCGACAGCGACGGCTATACAGTCTGCAACCCCTCGCCTATGGGTGAGGCAAACGCTCGTCTTATCGCTGCCGCTCCAGACCTTCTGGAAGCCCTGCTCGATGCTCTGCCTTACGTTGAGGATGTGCTAGACAATCCCGAGCAACTGGCTTGTTTTAAGGCGGGCACAGTTGAGCGCCACGCTAAGGCTATCCGCGCCGCTATCGCAAAAGCCACAGGAGAAAACACATGAGCCGCTTTACTGTCACGCTCTGCCGTGTAGAGCATCACGCTTACCAATTAGAAGTCGAAGCCGCTACACCCGAGGAAGCCCACGAGATAGCCGTGGAGACATGGGACGACGACGACGAAGCGTTCGACCATCTCGGGGTGGTACACGCTGAAGATTTTATCGAAGACGTTAAAAAGAAAACGGAGGCCGCATGAAAAAGTATGCCGTAGTTGTCCATCTTGAAATTGACGAAGACGAAGACGCATATCACCCCGCAAAATGGGGATTTGACGAACTAATCGGAAGCGAGGTGACAGGGTGGGAAGTGTTTGACGTTACCGACGAACCCGTCGAGCGCGTCCGTATTGACGCAGAGGGCGCGGAGGTCATCGCATGAGAACGTACGATGTCGTGCTCTTTACCTCAATCCAAGAAATTGTGAGCGTACAGGCCAGAGACGAGGACGACGCTGCCGAGATCGCCTTGCACATCGTCCGAACGGGCTACACGAAACACGACCAACTGGATTGGGACGTTGAAGAGGTGAACATAGGAGACCCCGCAGATGTCGCAGAATGACCAAATCAGAGCCGCCCTAATTTTAGGGCGGTCACTTACCCCGCTAGACGCCTTGCAGGATTATGGCTGTTTCCGCCTTGCCGCTCGAATCGCCGACCTACGGCGAGAGGGTATGGACATCGAGTGCAAGACGGAGACAACCAACGGCAAACGCTATGCCCGTTACCAACTGCGGAGGCCTTATGTCTCGTTATAAACTTTGGCGCAAACTGACTAGGTGGTTCGGCCGTGGGTTGATCGACTGGCGGGAAGTGCCCCCGCCAAACGTCCGCTCTAGCCGCGCACAGCACCCATTGTCTAACTATTGGTGAGCCTATGGAAAAACCACATATACCCACGCTGCAAGAACTAGAGGCCATGTTTGCCGACGACGATACACCCCTCACCTACCGAGCACCCCCCGACCCTGCGCGGCTCCAAACGGCTGTGCGGGCGTTTATGAGCGCATGGGACGACGATTTGACGGTTAGGGAACTCGCGCCTTTCGTCGAGGAAGTGCGCCGCGCATTGGAGGGCAGACCGTGACCGAGTTTCACGAGCGTTGGGGGCTGACCCCATCCTATCCACGGCTGACCCGTTGCACCCGTCGTTATTGGGTGACTTACCTCGGGCGATGTATTGACACGGCGAGGGCTACGCTATGGCGGGATTCCTGATAGCCGTAGCCCTGACCGTTCTAGCCTCTATCCTATTTGACGACTGACAGCACGGGTTGTGGCGGATTCTCAACCATCCGCCGCAACTCGGTGTTAGACAGGTGCGAGAACTCAGGCGACACATAAACGTGTTTCTTGGTTGGGTACTCTTTCGAGTAGATACGCCCCCTGTCCTCCCATTTGCAGTCTTTCAAGGCGATCTGAAGCACGTTCTGATTGACTCGGAACCTCTCGCCTAACTGGTTGGCGAGTTCCTGCACGATTCGATGGAACGGTGCAGCAATCACACCAGGTTTGAACACGCTCTGACGGCTTGCAATAAGTTCGGCAACTGCCGCCTCGGTGGGGTTCATACCCTGCTGCAATAGGATGGCCTTGGCGTCGGTCATCATCGGAGCCGCGCCCGGATTAAACTGGCTCACATCCCGAGCGTCGAGCAGCCCTGCGACCAACTCTAGCCCGCCCTCGGCGTACCATTGCCAGAGCGCGGCAGCGTCCCTGTCCTCCATCCTCGGGGCGTGTGACCACAGCACAAACCAGCGGCGGTCATCGGCTGGCAAGGCTATAGCGTTGCGGTCATTGCTGAACGCCAAAACGAAAAGCCGATTCAGCGCATAGTAAGGGTGCAAGCCTTTGCGGTTGACCTGTAAAAGTTCAGGCGGCGCAGCAATAAGGGGCTTCAGCGTGTTCTCCATCGCCCGCTGATCGCCCTTATACGACTGCCGCAGTTCGTTGATGACCACGACCTCGGACTCCAAGACGTAGCCCCATTGGCTCGCCAGTTCCTCGTTTCGCACAACGGCTATGTTGGTGTTTAGCGCACCGCCTATCGCCCACAGGAACGGAGCCCACAGCGTGTCTTTACCCGCTCCAGGCATCCCGCCGTGCAGGACGGCGTGGTTGATCTTGCGGTTCGGGAACTGACGCTTGTACGCCATAACGTTCAACACATGGTCGCGCTCGGCTTCGTCGGGAACCATGCGCTCCAAGTGTTCAAGCCACTTCGAGGCGTTACCCTGTACCCCCTTGGGGCGTCCGTTCTGCCAGCGGTTGCCGTAGACCAAGCCGGTGCGACCGACTAACGCGCTCTCGCCAGCGGCGAACGTGATGCCCTCTAACGCAAGGCCGCCCATCTCGGCTCGGCTCTCATCGAACGCCACAGATGCCTCAATGCGGCGTTTATTGTGTACGGAGGCGCACGAGACGCCTCGGAATATGGCATTGAACGCGGATCGGGATAGTTCCCGCCGCTCCACCATGTCGAAGTAAGAATCCTCGGAACTGACGTAGGCAAAGCGGCTGTACCACTCTGCCTGTGTCAACTTGCTGATGTCCCGAGCCTTAATCTCCGCGAGTAACTGATCCATTGCATAACCCCATTAATCTGCTATTCTCACGGAGCATTGCGATTTTCTCCGTGTACATTCTCCTGTTAGAGAGTCCTTAGCCCCACTTCGGTGGGGCTTTTTTTATGTGCCGCCCATTCGTCGGTTGGCCGAAATGGTGCGCCAGGTATCGAGGACGATGCGCTCGGTCTCGCGCTTATTCGCTATCTTCGAGTACAGCGCCACAGCCGCACAGTATCGCTCATGCGCTTCCTTCGTGGCGTGGTGGGTCATGGCAATCGCCTGCCGCTCCGCCACCGTGCCCTCAGCGTGCGTAAAGACGGCCTCACGGGTCGCCTTCCAGCCATACTCGGCACGCTCCATCTCAGCCTTTGCCAGCGCACACGGCTCGTCTGTATCGACGAGATACCGCAACGCCTTCTCGGCTCTCTCTTCGCTAATCATACGCCGCACATTCCTTCACATTCATTGTTGAACATATCCACCTGCCCGTGGTCTTCGGCTGTAGACAAATCAACCTCAGCCAACGGCTTGCACGAACGGTGCATAAACTGCTGTGCCACCACTTTTGGCTGGTTGCGAATTGCCGCATCAATTTCTAATGCGTCAGCCCACGCTTCAGGATCTGCCTTAATTGCCCGCCATTCATGGTCGTTATGAAATGGGCAACCTATACAACTAGACTTTGGCGGCAGCGGATAGCCTTTACGCTCCATCCATGCAAGGCAGTCCGACCGACTCATGCTTTTCTCAATAAGCGGCCAACGATGCTTTTTCCATGCCTCTTGGCTTGGCTTCATTCGCATTGCTTCATCTGTGCTAATGCCTATAAACATTTCACACAGAACCTCCTTAGCACGTTGCCTTGGCACAAGGCCAACCAATTCCCGAGTTTTCTTGGTCAGAGGGCCAATCTTGTACTCAGCAGTGCATTGGCGGCGCCCCATGGCGCGATCTCCATTAGGCATAACCATATGCCACGGAATGGCGGCAACCCTTTCGCCTTGCTGCTTGTTCAAAATGTCTTGGCGAAGGTTTCCATGCACGACTCGATGCACAGGAAAGGGCAGTTGTTTCTCCAGCCAATCCAACCAGACGTAAACCTTATTCGGCTCCCATCCGGTGTCGGCAAAGATAGCCGCATCCACAGGCTCTAGTTCGCCGTGGGCAATCATCAACGCAAGCGTCGATGACTGCACCCCAGCGCCTAATGACAGAAACCGCTTCATCAGAACCCCAACGGATCGTTGAGGTCAGCCTTTGACCAGTTGTCCTCAGTCAGCCCCGCAGCAGGCGCAGGCTTCTGCGGCCTTTGCTGGCCTTCCTTCAACTGGACGCTAATGGACAAAAAATTGTTACCAGCCTTAGAGGATTTCTTCCACGCAGACAGTTTGTACTCCGTGCCGCCCACATTCAGGTCGCCGGTAAAGTCTGGGCGCTTCTCGTTGCCTTTCTTATCGTTCGGGAACAGCACGCCACGGTTAGTGTTGTCGTAATTCACAGGGTCATCTCCTTCAGTTTAGAAACTTTAGCATCCAACTCAGCCAAAAAATCAAATACCTCTTTCTCTAAGAGGGTGATGCAGTCTGTATCCCGTGGGATACGCACCACGAGCAGTTGTAACTCCTCGGGCATCCTCGGATCGTATGAAACCCAATCGCACCAGTCCGTACCTGTGCAGGCCATCTGCCATTGCATTTGGTAAAAATATTTTTGCGGCGGGTCGCGCTCAAAAAGGTACTCAATATGCGTGGAAGTTGAGGGGCATTTAATTTCAACGCAGCCGTTTACGCCTACCAGTCCGTCAGGGCTGGCTCCTGCCATCTCAATTGCAGGGTGGTTGATAAAACCGACCTCTGTGACGAGTTCGCCCACCTTGGCGCTGTAAGCGTCACGGGCTGCCCCTTCCTGCTCGACGCCCCACTCCATCGCGGCGCTGCTGAATCCTTCAGTCGGCTTGCCGGTTAAGCGTTCGCATACCAACTGCGCCATGTAGTTTGCGCGAGTAGCGGCATAGCCACTCTTCGTGCGTGCCACTACGTCAGACACCTTCGAGGCAGTCACCTTGCCCAGACGGGCGGTGTGCCATTCTGTTGTCCTTTGCTCCATCACACTCTCCCTAAGATTTTTTTACGGCCATCACGGGTCATGCACAACGACTGCAACTTGTTGTAGTCAAAGTCGAGCATGTCGCA